ATGAGGGTGATATACCGCCAGTTCTCGGCGATAAACTCCACGTAAACTGCTACGAGAGCGTCGGATGCGCAGAGACATGACGGTTCTACAAGAACTAACGGCGCCCGAAGGCGCCCTTAGCACTCCTTTAACAAACAAATACACTATACATGCCGGTAGCACATGACGGTTAGCTTTAAAAATATAAACCCTTTCTTCAAGGTTTACTGGAAGTACTTGAAGAAAGGTCATGAATGCACATGGTGGGAAAACGGTGTACGCTAAGTCATGGCGGAATCCTTATGGTTAATGGTGGTTACGTTAAAAAAATCCCCGTTAGGGGATTTTTAAGATGTTTATATAGAAATAGTTGGTTCTATATTAGGAGTAGTAGTAGTATTAGTAGAGATATTTTGTGGTTGAATAATATTTGGTTGAGGAATATTATTAGGTTGTGAATTAAGAATAATAGTTTGTGGAGGAGGAGAGAAATTATTATTATTAATTGGTTGAGATTGTAATAATTGATTTATATTATTATGATGTTTAATATAAAATTGATTATTAGAATTAGAAAGTATATAATTAAAAGAAATATTTTTATTATGTAGTTGATTATAAATAGAAGGTTGAGAAAAATATTTAGTTAATTGTATAAATTGTGAAATATTATAAATAGGATTTAGCATATCAGCTCCTGATTGTTAAGTTAAAGTTAAAGGATAAATATAATTAATATATATATAAAGTGATATTTTAATATGATTATATATATTTATATAAAGATATTAATTATATTTATGGTATTAAAAAAATATGTTAATATTTTTTAAGATATAGAGAGAGATATTAAAGAATAAATAAAGAGTGTTATATAGAGTTAAAGAAGATATATAAAGAAAGATATTAAAGAATAGAAGAAGAATGTTGTATAGAGTTAAAGAAGATATATAGAGAGAGATATTAGAAAGTAGGGGGTTAGAAGATATATAGTATATATAAAAACCCATATATAATTTAAATTGATTCACACCCTAAGGAACTCTTAGATATATATAGGGATGTATTTGGCGCCCCTCTTATAGGAGACGTTTAAATTTAAATGTCCCCTTAAAGTTATAAATATGAGGATATAGAAAGATGAGTAGTAAAAAAGACTTATTGAAACTTCTTGAAGAAAAACAGAAGCGTGAAAACCTCATAGAATATAAAAATAATTTTTCAAAGTTTGCTAATGATAATTTAAAAATCATTACTAAAGATGCTAAGAGGGGGTTCGTCAATTTTCATTTCAACGACTGTCAAAATTTAATAACAGAAATTTTAGATAAACAGTTAGAAGAAACTGGTAAGGTTAGAGCGATTATATTAAAAGCTCGACAACAAGGTATTAGTACCTACTGTGCAGGAAGAGTATTCTGGAAAACATACTTCACTCCACATGCACGTTCAGTTGTTATGGCTCATGACAGTGCAACATCAGACGCACTTTTTAATATGAGTAGAAACCTTATTAGAAATATGGAAAAGATTTATAAACCAAAAGAATTAAAATCAAATGCTAAAGAGATTGTTATATCATCTCCACATTTTAAAAAAGATGAGGTTGGTGAAAAACCCGTAGCATCATACAGATTATATACAGCAGGTTCTCCTGAAGCTGGTAGAGGTACAACCCCAACGATTGCACATTTATCTGAGGTTGCATTCTGGCAGCATGATGAAAAGATATTAGCTGGTTTGTTCCAGGGTATATCCGAAGCTGAGGGTACTGAAGTTATACTTGAGTCAACAGCTAACGGTGCAACAGGAGAATTTTATAGATTATGGAGAGGAGCCTTAGAAGGTGAAAATGAATATACCCCAATATTTTTACCTTGGTTTGTAACAGATGAATATTACAGGGATCCTCCAGAAACATTCGAACGTTCCTCAGAAGAGGAGCTACTAGTAGAACAGTACGATCTAAATGATGGTCAACTCTACTGGCGTCGGTTAAAGATCGCTGAAGGTGGGGAACTTAAGTTCCGCCAGGAATACCCGGCATCTCCCGATGAAGCTTTTATTACGGCTGGCTCTTCAGTATTTGCATTGGACAAGTTAAATGAACTTGAACCTATAGCGCCTGAAAAAAGAATGCGCTTTGACTTTAATGCAAATATGTGGGAAGATTCCACTGAAGGTAATTTCTATATATGGGAATATCCGGATTGGGATAGTAATTATGTGGTAGCTGCTGATGTATCCTTAGGGGTAGGTCAAGATTATTCAGCAGCTGTCGTTATGAATACAGATAGGAAAGTAATTGGTTTGTTTAGAGACAACCATATTGATCCGAGTAAGTTTGGTGATTTATTATTTTATTTAGGAAGATACTATAATAATGCATTGTTGACTGTTGAAAGTAATTCTATGGGGATAGCTACATTATCACGGCTTACTCAAATGAATTATATAAATTTATATAAACAAACTAAAATCGCTGCTATATCTAAAGAGGAAGGTTTAGTTCCAGGTTTTAGAACAACACAATCAACAAAGCCTCATATTATAGGTAACCTTAAAAATGCTGTTGAGACTGATGATATATGGATAGGATCTCATATTATTATCCAAGAATTAAAAGATTATATATCAACAGAATCAGGAAAGACTGAAGCTGCGCCTGGGTGTCATGATGATACTGTTATGTCAATGGCAATTGCTTTAGAAACTCTACGAACACATTATGATAAGCTAACAAGAGATAAAGTACCGTGGGCTCAGAGAGCTGGTCAGTTTACGCAAGACCAGACTGAGTGGCTTTAAAAGAATCCCGTTGTCCTCACTGCTACGGCGGAAGCAGGGGATATATCCGCCATTTAATGGAGCTAATATGAATATTGAAAAATTAAGAGAAGAGTTAAAAGTTGATGAAGGTTGTGTTAATGAAATATATAAAGATCACCTGGGGTATCCTACTTTTGGGATTGGTCATTTGGTTATTGACTCCGATCCTGAGTATGGTTTAGAGGTTGGTACTGAGATTGGTGAAGAAAGAGTTAATGATGTTTTTGAAAAAGATATAGGTATAGTTATTGCTGATTGTGAAAATGAGTATGTATTCTTTAATGATCTCCCAGAGGAAGCTCAGCGCATTGTTGCGAATATGATGTTTAATATGGGTAAACCTCGAATGCAGAAATTTCTTAAATTTAAAGTTGCTCTTGCAGAACATAACTGGGAAAAAGCTGCAATAGAAATGGAAGATAGTCTTTGGCATAAACAAGTAACTAATCGAGCTAATAGACTTATTGAAAGAATGAAGAATGTCGTATAAAAAAATAAGACGGGCTGCTATACGTTATCAGAATAGTCAAGCTCGCAGAGGAAACTATATACCGTCAATTGAGGAAGCTATTCAAGAGGTTTTAAAAACTCAAAATGACAACAAAGCAACTACAGCCTGAATCTAAGTATAATGAATATGATGAGGATGGAGATGGGATAGTTTCAGATTCCGAGCTAGCACATGTAAAAGAAATAAAGGAAACAGAAACTGCTTTGAGAAAACATTTAGCACAATTACGTATGGCACGTTATACATTAATAGCAATGGGTGGTTTTACTGTTGCAATGTTTTTTATTCCATTAGACAGAGTTGAAGCACTATCTGATCTATCTAATTTGTTTTATATTTCAGGTGCAGGTATTGTTGGTGCGTATATGGGATTTAACAAAATTAAAAAATAAGAGGACGATATGATAATGTTTTTTGTTTTTGTTGCTACAATGGTTGGCGCAAATAATGCAGAGTTTATTGATACTGCTAAAAAAGAAATGAAGAATGGACATGAGTGGGTTTATGTTGGGAAGAAAGAACCTGATGGGAAAGTACCGGCAGTAACTATAAAACCAAAAATTGGTAATGAATATATTCTATTTAAATTAGAAAAGGATTTTTAAAATGAGAGACAAGTTATTAAAAGCATGGCAACTTTATGCCGAAGGAAATAAACAAAAGCATTTAGCAAATATAGAAGTATATCTAAATCAATCTGTAGGTATTGGTGAACATAGTGATATTTTAGAGGCTTTAGAACAAGAAGGTGAAAAGGTATCTTATTGGGATGACCAATTACATGTGATAAGTAAATTATGAAATGTTATACACACATAAAAATAATAAGCTGCTTATAGAAGGTTCTACAGGAAAAGTTTATAAAGATAACGAATTATCATTTAAAGGTAACAGTTACGTTGCTATAAAGTTATTTATTAAGAACTCAGATAATAATGAGAACGTATTAAAAATGTTTGAAGCTCAATTAACAATGCGTGAGCAATGCAAATTTGATGCTCAAACAAAAACTGAACGAATGAACCCAGGAGCGGATCATGAACGAGAGATACATTCAGCAACCAAAGGAAGTAAAAGTAAAACCCGTAAAAGAAAATAAGAAGGAAGAAAAAAGAGAACTTCCTAAAGCGGGTAGTTATACCGTTGCTGATTTAGAACAATCAAAAAAGATATATTCAAATACTGGGGGTAAATACTAATGGCATCTTCAGGTTATAAGGAAGTAGTTACTGATGAACAATTAATTAATTTAATTGACACAGGTGTGCATAATTCTTCAGGCGATTGGTTAAATGCAACTGATCTAGCTAGAGAAAGATTAAAAGCTACTTATGAATATGCAGGATTAGCAAACTATCATTTAGCACCACAAGGTGTTAGTACAATTGTTGATACAAGTACAACAGAAGTGATTGAAGCTTATACTGCAGTTATATCTGATTTGTTTTTGTCTAATAATAAGTTAGCTCGTTTTGTTCCTTATGATGAAAGTCCTGGTTCTTTTAATGCAGCAAAAGATGCTTCATCTATTGTTAATTATTGTTTGTTTAAAAAGAATAGTGGGTGGGAACTTTTACAGCAGTGGATTAAATCTTCTTTGTTATGGAAGAATGCAATTTGTCGTTGGTATTATATTGAAGATACTCAACATGTTTTTGAAGAATATGAAAAGATTTCTCAATCTGCTTTAGATGAAATATTAGCTGATGATAATACAGAAATTGTTGGAAGTTTAGAATTTGAAAATCAATATACTAATGCAGATCCTTTATCTGGTGCAGATCCTGATGTTGATTTAATGTATGTGAATGTAAGAATAAAAAAGAAATTAGATAAGTCAAGAGTTAAAATAGAATTAGTTCCACCAGAAAGTTTTCGTATTTCAAAGGAAGCTACCTGTATTACTGATGCATCTTTTGTTGGTATACAAACTGAAATGACTCGTTCTGAGATAAGACAATATTATCCGGAAGCTGCTGATGGCATTGATAACTGGGATGAACTTAAAGGTAGTGAGTCTTGGTTTGGTGCATCATCATACTCAGAAGATGTTGCTGCACGTAAACTTGTAACAGGTCAAGAGTATCATGACGGTGCATTATTACATGAAGATAATCCATTAGAAGCAAACAGATCAATAACAGTTACAGAATCCTGGTTACATGTTGACAGAGACGGTGATGGTATAGCTGAGTTAAAACATTTTATTACTGTTGGTAAAAATATATTATCAGAAGAAGATGTTGAATCAATACCTTTAGCGAGTATTGTTCCTATTGATATTCCACATGAATTCTTTGGATTATCTATGGCAGACTTCACTAGAAGTAGTACATTAGCAAGTACAGCAATATTAAGAGGATTTGTTGAGAATACATACTTAACCAACTATGCTCCTAAGTTAGCAGATCCTAATGTTGTTGACTTTAGTGCATTACAAAATATGAAGCCTAAGCAAATCATTCCGACAAATGGTAATCCAACACAAGCTGTTGCACCATTAACTCCTGATACTATTTCTTCAGGTACAGTACCGTTGCTAGAACATTTACAATTAATAAAAGAACAAGCAACAGGAATGTCTAAAGCTGCTCAGGGTTTAAATGATACATTATATATCTCAGGTAACTCAGAACAAAAGTTACAAGCAGTACAATCAGCTGCTCAAAAGAGAATACAGCATATTGCAAGACGATTTGCTGAAACCGGATTTAAGAGATTAATTATTGGTATCTATGAAACTATGCACAAGAATATGAAAGGTAAAATTAATTATAACCTTGATGGTGTATATGGTATTATAGATATGTCAACACTTCCATCGAAGATGGATGTGGAAATTTTGTTGGACATTGGAGAGAATTCAAATTCAAATACTATTAGTAAGCTATCTAAGATAGGTGCAGAAATATTACCTGCATTAAATCAGCAAGGTGCAGGTATGGTTATACGTCCTGACGCTCCAGCTGTCTTAGCAACTAAATTAATAGAATCAATGAATCTTGATAGTAACGATTTCCTAGAAGATTATACAACAGATGAGTTTAAGCAGAAAGCT